AGCAAGAGGCTCTGGATGAGATTCCTTTCGAGGAGTTCACCTGATGCCACTCTACGACTACGAATGCAAGCGTTGCGGTCTCGTTCACGAGGCCTTTGTAAAGTCCGGAATCGACACTCAGGAATGCCCTCAGTGCGGACACGACGCTAAGAAGATCTACCTTGTGCTCGCAAAACCAGCTTGGCTGGCGCTAGCGCAGGGGGATTCCGCCTCGCCGGAGGCGATAGAACGGTTCGACCGTATGCACCGGCAACAGAAGGCTAAGGAAGAGAAAAGTCAGAGGGATCACGGCGACGATGGCCGTATGCCCGGAAGCTGATCTTATCCCCCTTCACCACAAACCCCATATTCCCAAAACCCTTGACGGGCGGGAAAAGGAGATAAAACGTGTCACTCATCGTAGACCCTAGCGTAGTCGACAATCAGACTGCTACCCTGGCTGCAGCTGTCGTAGAACCCCAGAGCAAGGCTCCTGCAACGAAAGAAGCAGAGAGCTTCGAAGTTCCGGAAAAGTTCAAAGGCAAGTCCGCAGAAGAGATCGCCAAAAGCTACATCGAACTAGAGCGAGAGTTTGGGCGAGTCAGAAATGACGTTGGCGAATACCGCAGCTTGACCGACCGCCTGCTAGCGATCGAAGAAAAGCGAGTGAGCGATCTGGAAGGTGCTGGTGGCAAGGCCGCGGATAGCGATTTCACGATCGACCCGACTGAGCTTCTCACCAACCCCAGAGAGACTCTCGAGAAGTGGTACGAGCACCGTGTAAAAGCGGATCCCGTATACCAGAAGAATCAAGAGCGTCTCGATCGAATCGAAGGACAGTACGATCAGAAGGAAATCACTTCTGCTCACCCCGATGCTGCCGACATTACGAACTCCCCTGAGTTTCATTCCTGGGTGCAAGAACACCCAGTCCGCTTAGGGATCGCTCGTACTGCCGTGGAGAAGCGGGATATTACTTCCCTCGATTACCTGCTGACGGAGTACAAGTCCAAGAAGGGGACTACTACTGAACCTGAACCGAAAAAGCAGGATTCCGAAGCTGACCTTGCTCGCAGGGTAGTGACGGAAAAAGCATCTTCAGGAAGCCCCACCTCTACGCGCTTCACCGGAACCGAGGTCTTCTCTCGACGCAAGTTGATTGATCTGAAGATCCGTAATCCGGAGGAGTATTCGGCAATGCAGGATAGAATCCTGAGTGCCTATGCGGAGGGGAGGGTAACGGACTAATCCTAATCCACACCTCAAGGAAAGTAAATGGCACTTGGTAGTAATCATGTCATCGCCTCGGAGATCCAGAACTTTGTTCCGGAGCTTTGGAGCGATGAAGTTCTCGCAGCATACAAGAGCAATCTTGTGCTGTCCAACCTCGTTCGCAAACTCAACCATCGCGGTAAGAAGGGTGATACGATCCGTATCCCGACCCCGACCCGCGGTACTGTCAGCGACAAGGCTGCTGAAACGGCGGTAACGCTGATCCAGCACGGCACCGACGCTGGCGTAACGATCCTGATCGACAAGCACAAGGAATACTCGCGCTTGATCGAGGATCTCGCTTCTGTGCAGGGCCTCGAGAGCCTGCGGCGTTTCTACACGGATGACGGCGGCTACGCTATCGCGCATCAGGTTGACCGTGACCTGTTCCACGAGGCTTTCCGCACGGGATCGGCTTCGATCACCGTCTCGGGTAACACCCTGACGACTGCTTCGACGTTCGACACGATCCGTGAAGGCGACGGCACGACCTGGGATGAGACAGCCTGTACCGACATCACCGATGCAGGTATCCGGGCATTCATCAAAGTCCTCGATGACGTTGACGCACCGCAGCGCGGTCGCGTACTCGTAGTTCCGACGATCGTTAAGCAGGATCTGCTTGGCCTGAGCCGGTTCACCGAGCAAGCGTTCGTAGGCAATGGCGACACGATCCGTAACGGTCTGGTTGGCGACGTCTACGGTAGCGAAGTCTTTGTCACGACCCGTACCCCGCTGGTACAGGACTCGGGTGGCACGCCTGACAACGTAGCCGGTCTGTACTTCCAGCAGGACGCACTCGTGCTCGTAGAGCAGCTGGGCGTTCGCACTCAGAGCCAGTACAAGCTCGAGTGGCTGGGTGATCTTTTCGTCGCAGATATGATCTACGGCGTGAAGGCAGTCCGCGGTACCTCGATCGTCACGTTCGTTGTTCCGACGACCTGATTGATTGACTAAGGGATGGGGGGCTTCGGCCCCCCTTTTCCTCTCCACTTCTACAGAGGTATGAATGTCCACGACCTACAAGCAAGCACTGAATCGTGTACTGGAGAAGTTGGGCGAGGATACGATCGCTGGTGCGGTAAGCACCATCACTAACGACTACCAGATCCTTTTGGGCTCCTTCCTGAATGACGTGAAGGAAGAGATTGAAGATGCCCACAACTGGCGTGCTTTGCGCCAATTCATCTCCGTCACAGTATTAGCGGACGCAGTGTCCGGAACCATCACGGGAGCCAACGAACGGTCTCGTGTATGCAGAATCTTCCAGGCTGAGGCAGGAGCAGTAATCCCCTTGGTCTTCGACATCACCAACGCAAGCAACGTCGCCCCTCTTACAGAGGTCGACCTAGCTGAGCTTCTGTACAGAGATAAGATCGAGCCGAATACTCGAGGCTCTGCGCAATACTTCGCCATAGACAACAGCTCTGGGGACGTCCTGGATCTCTACATCTGGCCCCGATCGTCCTCGAGCACCACCGTAAGCGTGGGGCTTATTGTCCCCCAGGCAGCTCTGACGGTAGACGACCTTGCTACCGTAATCAAGATCCCCATCCGCCCTCTGCTGGCTGGTACCACTTGGTACGCCCTTGAGGAGCGTGGAGAGGAATTGGGTGTAAATGGTATCTTTTCTGAGCAGAGGTACCGAGATGCCATCAACTCCGCTATTGCTCGAGATGCCGCTGAGCAGGGCGACAACTACGAACTCGTACCCGTATGACGCAACAACTTCAGCCTATTGATCTAGTCGCCCCTGGTTCCGCTGGGCTGAATACTCAACGTGCGGGACAGCTTCTCAGCCCCCAGTGGGCCACTAGGGCACAGAATTGTGTCATGGACCAGTCCAGACGGCTCGCAGCTCGACTTGGCTACTCGTCGGCTACTGGCACAGCGATCTCTCCTACTCAGCTCGTGAAGACTCTGTTCGAGTATCGCACGGGGACTGGTACCACCCAGATCCTCTGCGCATACAACGGAGGGATCTCGAACGACATCGCCTCCCCGGTGGCTAACGACATCAGCGGAGCAGTAACCGACGCTGACGGTCGGTGGTGGATGCAGAACTTCAACAACAAGGTAGTTGGTTTCCAGCATGGCCTCAAGCCGATTGTTTATTCTGGTACCAGTTTTGCTACTATCACTGAGTCTTCTGGTACTGCACCTACTGTTCATAGGGGTGTGGGCCTTGCTGCGTACGGTAGGATTTGGGCTCTGGACTCTGATGGGCAAACCATCAAGTATTGCGGACTTCTGGACGAGACTGACTGGGCGGGAGCCACCGCAGGCCAGATAGATATGTCGAACATCTGGACCGATGGGATGGACGAGGTAACAGCGATTGCAGCATTCAACTCCTCCCTGCTCGTGTTCGGAAAGAATCACATCGTTGTGTTCGATGATGACACAGGAAGCCCTCTGGGCATCGACCCTAACAACTTGGTTGTTGTGGATGTCCTACGAGGTACTGGTTGCCTCAGCCAGTGGACTATACAGCACATTGGGACAGCAGACATCGTCTTCCTTTCCCGTAACGGGATCCAGTCCCTCGGGCGAGTAGTACAAGTCAAGTCCAACCCTCTCGAGAACGTATCCAAGTACAACCGAGATGAGCTGATCGCAGACGTTGACGCAACGACTGATATCTACACCATAAGCTCCTGCTACAGTCCAGAGAAGGGCTTCTACCTGCTGACGTTCCCCACCTTGTCGACACCGAGAACGTGGTGCTTCAGCGTACGGGACGCCTTCACTGACGACGACAATCAGGTAGCCTTCCCCACGACTACGTGGGATCTCACGGCCTACTCCCTGCTGGTAACAGAGGACTCGAGCATCTACCTGGGGAAGACAGACAAGGTCTTCGAGTACGGAGCTACTACTGACCTGGGCACCAACATCTCCTACTCCTTCCATACCCCGTGGCTGGACTTGGGAGAGAACCTGGGGAATAGGATCAAGCTGCTGAAGCGTATCGGAGCTATCGCGTTCATTCGCAGTAGTGCCAGCATCACCTTCAGCTGGGCTACGGACTTCAGCGATACCGACGACGGATCGTACATCAAGTCTGTGACGCAGGAAGGTTCCGCGGAGTTCTCGATCGCAGAATTCAGTCTTGCAGAGTTCTCCGGAGCGGAGTTCCTGCAGATCCTCAAGGTACCTGCTCGAGCTACAGGGCAATACTACAAGTTCAAGATAGAGAGTGATGTCAGCGGGAGCTTCGCCCTGCAGCAGCTAGAAATGTTCGCTAAGATAGGAAGGGTAGCATGAGCGATTATACTCCGATCACTGACTTCAGCGTAAAGGACGGACTCAGCACAGGCAACCCCTCCAAGCTCATCGTCGGCGCAGAGTTCGATGGTGAGTTCGACGCGATCAATACTGCGGTCCAAAGCAAGTTCGATAGCAGTGATCTGGCCAACCAGACTCAGGCAGAGCTGGAGACATCTAACGTAGTCCTCCTGACTCCACTTCGTATGGCTAACTGGTCTGATTACAACGCAGGGATCGTGGGAGATCTGCAGGCCCTGGCAGATCCCAACGCTGACCGCATCCTCTTCTGGGATGACAGTGCTGGGTCTGCTGCTATGCTGACTCTTGGGACCAACATCGCTATCACCGGAACGACGGTGGATGTGAGCTTCGCTGCCCTTACCGGAGCAGCTGCGGTTACTCCTGCTACAGGGGACTCGATCCTCATCACCGACGTATCTGATGCCGGGGCTTCCAAGACGGCTCTAGTCTCTGGGATCATCACCCTGGCTACGGCAGCGGCCCAGTCTGGGGTACTGCACAACAGTCTCTCGGACTACGACGCTAACAGGCATATCGACCACACTGCAGTTAGCATCTCTGCTGGAGCAGGCCTGACTGGTGGTGGCACTATCGCAGCCAACCGTACGCTGACGGTGGACTACACCGGGCAGACGGCGATCGACGTAGCGTCCATAGCTAACGACGATCTGCTGATGGTGTATGATGCCTCTGCTTCGGCCTTCAAGAAGATCAAGGTGCAGGACATGGGTACTCGTATCCAGGCTGCTGCTACGCAGACCCTGGCTCTCGATGATGCCAACAGCGTGATCGTGAACACTGGCGCAAGCAACTACGTCATCACTGCTCCTCAGAACTCGGATGTAGCCTTCCCTATCGGGGTAGAGATTGGA